GCTGTACAGAATCATTTAGTCGCCCAATCTGATCGTCCATATAATTAACGCGATCCTTTAAGCCCGTACCAACTTTAAGGCCTTCGCCCGAAGAAGTTAGCCCCGTGTAAATCGGAACCAATCCCAACCATTCGCCACCCCATTGCTCAGATCGTGCTGTATAAACAGCGCCATTTAATAGCCATTTGTAGTCATCAAAGTAAAGTGATTTAATTGCTGTTAAAGTTCCTGAGTCTGCCCAGGTGCCTCGTATTGTTGGCACAAAATCCTTATACAATCCTGCAATGCCTTGGCCGAGCATTTCAGTAGGCGTGCCGTGTGTTGTGCTATCCCATCCCCCTCGCCAATCGTCTGCAATTACCCACTGGTTGCTTGAGTTGTAAGCGTCTATATTTCCGATAGCGTATTTGCTTGAGCTGCTGTAATACTTTGGCTCTAAAATTATCGGCGTAGAGTTTACGCTGTTGGCCGTATCTGGCGTGTAGGTTTCGGTTATGTTGAAAGTAAAATCTGGGTTTTGGTATGGCGAAGCGTCGGCGAATGCTAGCTGTATAGATCCCCAAAATGGTTTATCAAATTCATTTAACGCGCTAGGGTTTCCGAATATATTAAATTTTTGTTTTATTGCTTGTACCTGAATAACCTCTACTTCTAAAATAGTAAAGCCTGCAGGCGGTGTGCTCACTTGCTTATCAAATACGAATGATGTCCAGTTACTATTTTGAAAGTCGTTGGCAATCTCTTCTACAAATGTCGCACCTGGCACAGACGAAGCGCTGACCCATAGCAAAGTATTCAAATCTAATACCCTGTAGCCACTACCGCCATCTCTCAAATATATTTTGATTCGTACTTTTGTCTTATCCTCTGGACCCGTTGGCGAAGTGGTAAATGTATGCCTGCCAAATTTTATAGCAAATCGGATTCTTAACGGCGCAGCATCTGGCGTGCTACCAGTTGGCACTCCTGTAAATGTTTTAGCAAATGAAGCGTCTGATTGATTTGCATAAGTTCTGTAGGCCGTGGCCGCAAGCATTCGCTCTGTGTCAATCTGCACGTATTTAGCGGCCGCCTGATAGCTTAGCGATGGCTTGGCTATCCATTGCGGGCGCACATCGTTGCCGAGCGTTACCGTGTGCGTGTAGGTACCCGTTCCAATATACTGCAACGTGTAGTTATATTGGCGATAGGCAACTGTTGTATCTAGATATTCGGTTGCGCTCACTAGCCAATACTTCCCAATTTCTAGAATGAATCGAGCCTGCAGAATTTCGCAAACTTGCTCAAGTGCTGCCTTGCAATCCATCATGTTGTTTTCAGCATATTGAAAAGCAGCAATGTCGGTAGCTTTGATGTCTTTAAATTGGTCGTAATTGTCTACAAAAGTATTTACATCAACCTGCAAAAGATCAATGCCTTTGCGTGTAGCATCCAAAGAAAACGGCGCAACAGCATCACGAAAATAATCTGTATTTGCACTGGCAACAACCCAGTAATCTTTAAGCGCCAACTCATCTAGGCACCGACGAAATAACTGTGCTATAGTTATTTTGCCATCTGTAAACCACGAAGCCTGTACTTTGTAACCGCTCAAAAGCTCCAAGCCATCCACAGCGCCCAAAGAAATAATGGGCTTAGCTTCTATGGCTTCACGTTGGAATGTCATTTGATCCGCAAGGACTCGGCCGACGTGGACCAAAGAATTATCTTGATAGATAAGCACAGCCCAAAATTGTTCTGATGTTGTGGCAATTGCTTTGAACTCGCCCAGTACTGTGTTGGATGGGATGACCCAGTAAGATGTACTGCGTGAAGGTCTGATAGCATTTTGATAAAATGTATCGCCTTCACCATCCCGTTGTATTTCGTAGCCATCGCCCGCAAGTTTTAACTCTGTGCCACCTGATCCCGAACCGCTCGGCGCATCCCAAATTTCAACGCGGTGCAGTTTGCCTGTAACCGAATAAAACGAACCATAGTATTTCCTTGCCATTATCCTCTTCTTGAATCTTTGTTATATCGTTCCAATACTATAGCCAAATCGCGCCCCTGTATTGTGGTGCTTGCTACAAATCCGCTTTGCTCGTTTGTGTTTAGCATGCCCTTTAGTTTGTCAAGTGGTGCAATTACTTCAGGGTTACTACTTGCCCCGGGATATTCTCCCACCAATCCCAATGTCGGACCGCTCACAATTCCACCCTCGGCGAATGCTGTAGCCTGTGGGCCTTTGTTCAGCATGTTAGTGATCACCGCAGAGCCCGCAATCAATGCAACACCCGCAGCAGCTGCAAGCACAGGGTTTTTAATTAGCAACTCTTTAAAAGCCTTCGACGCTGTGGCCGTTGCAATCAATGCTTGCCCAAATGATTTCATGAATGCCGCAACCGCTCCCAGTAATTTCTTGCCAAAATCTTGAAAGCTTCCAATTTGGCCCGTCATAATATCGCCCAACAATACCCCAAACGCTTCGAGCCCGTCAGCCGTCAAATTATTAAACGCCTGGTTAACGCCCTCCATTGATTTCGTCATTCTCTCCTGATAATCCTCAGCGTCTAAAGCCTGCCTTAGTTCAGATGCTCGAATCTCTCGCTCGGCTTCCGTCATGGCTTTGCTAGTAGACTGAATAGGCCCGCTAATTGGCTTAGGGTTTAGTTTTGGCGTTGCTTTGTCTATGCCTTGTCTGTCAATAGAGTAATAACTGCTTACTCGCTCTTGCCCTTCCCTTTCTATTTTGGCCTGCTCTTCGTTAAACTTACGCTGTTTTGCAAGGCGTTTGTTATAAGCATCTTGCTGCTGCTTTAAAGTTTCTGCTGCGTGCTCGGCTTGTTTGACCGCCTCTTCTGTATTGTAATTGTCGCGCTCAATTTTTAAAACTAAAAGAGCTGTTTTAGTATCGTCAATTATTTTTCCCCAATTCTCTTTATTGTTTTTGCCAAAATTGGCGCGAGCCTTTTGTAAAGTTATATTTAAGTTTTGCTCTTGCTTAGCAAAAGACCCCAGCTTGTCGCCCTTGGCTTCTAGGATTTTAATATCATTTTCATTTTTTGCTATGGTCTTGTCAAGAGTATTGTTTAAACTTTTTAACGCTGCATCCGCTGGGAAAATTGCGTCTTTTAATTTGTCAAAGTTTGCGACTAGTGCGCCAATTCCTGCAACAACAACACCAATACCTATAGACATTAAGGCCGTTCTAAATGCCAATGTAGCACCTGTGGCGCCTGCGGTTGCGCTCGTGTATACTCTGTTTGCTAGGGCAAGCACTCCCGTTTTGGTTGCATTCTCATCTAGCAACACTTTTTGTATGGCTTGCACTCCATTCACCAAAGCAATGGCGCCCTGAAGCTTGACCATTGTTTTTTGTAGATCCTCATTCTCAACCCCTGCCAATGCAAGTGCGCCCTCGACGGCCCCAAAAGCCCCGGCTATAGCGCCAACTGCACCCAATACCGCATCGAGGCGTCGGGTATCGCTTGCAAAATATGAAACCTCTGCCCTGGCATCGCCTATGCTATCTTTTATCCTACCCGCTTCACGAATTATATCATTAGCTACATTTTGGAACTCTGGACCCAATGCCCGCGCTTCCATTGCCAAATTTGTCAACTGCCTGACAGTTCCCGCTGTTGGATTTTTAGTTGCAATCGCCGCTAGCTTCTCCTCAATGCTTTTCGCGCTCTTTGCCACATCGGCAGACATTTCACCGCCTGCCTTTTTAATTACTGATATCGCATCATTAAAGCCCTGTCTGAGCTTTTCAATGTTTGCGCCAATTACTATATTTAACGACCTTGCCATTATCTTGTATAGTTAATTATAAAGTCCTGAGCAACGTGGTAAATCCCAGCAAATCCTGCCTCATCCTCTGCCAATTGCACCTCGCCATCAAATTCGATAGTTTGGCATTTTACAGAGTTGAAAGTGCCGGGCAATGTTACCGCTTCCAATGCAGTGCGCACCGCAGAAGCGACGGCCGTAGCGCTTGCAAATGTGGTACCAAAGCTACTGATTTGCACCCGAGCAAAGTCTGTGCGTGAGTGGCTTGTGTTGGTAGGGCTTGCAATAATGCTAACTAAATTATAAGCGATTGCAGGAAATGCAGACTCTTGCGGAATCCGTATGGGATTTAAGCGCGTAGAAACCAACGCCGTGAGGGCTGAGTTGTTGCTTAAAATGTTGTAGACTATTTTTATAGGTGCGCTCATGCCTTGGCGTCTGGGGTTAATTTATCAAAGACATGCGAATATAGTTTAAGCGCTTCGTGAATAGACAAAAACTCAGGTTCCTCCCACGGAAATGTTAACAGCCTTTTCGGCTCAATTGGTTTCTTTAAGTGTGGCGCCATGCCTGTAGCAACTGCCCAGCGAGTTATTTCCCATTGGTTTCTGTACTGCTGTTGCTGCGCCTCACGCATGCCCTCCAATTTTAAACGCCAAAAACGTGGCGAGCATTTCCAAAACTCTCGCTCAGTTAGATTTAATTCGCCGTAACTGATGCGCTCAATCTTGCGCCAAGTTAGCGGTGCGCCGTCGCCCTTGGCTTTTACTTTCCCTCTGGCTCGTCGGTGCTGAAAAAGTCTGTAACCGCCTGCGTGAATCCATCCAGCGCAGGGCTCAACTCTGTAAATCTTTTAACCGATGCGCCCAACTTTTGAATGGTGGGGTATGGCGTTTTTTTGCCGTCGGCTTCGTAGCCTTCCAGAATCCCATAGAACGCGCAACTTAGTGCAAAGTCCATAGATTTGGCAAGGTCTTTTTGCAGGTTTAGATCTGCGAAATTTTCCATCCCAGCCAACTGCATTACGTTGCGCAGGCTGTTCATGTTAAATAAAAGGGGGTGCTGAACACCCCCGATTGTAATGTGGCTCATGCCACAAATATAAGACAAATAAATTATGAAACGGTGCCAATAGTCAAAGCGCCTGTACCTTGCAAAGTTCCTGTGAAGGTTGCTTTGTCATTGTTAGGTGCGCTCAAAGACAAGCTGCTGAAGAAAGCGCCGCCTGTTAATTTTTGATCTCCTGTGCTGTTGGTAGTCATTACAATTGTAACAGAAGTACCCGCTAACAAATCGGTCAAAAGATCTTTAAAAGACAAACCGCTTGTGCTCACAGATGCATCTTCTTCAAAAATACCTTCAACGTTCAAAGTGTAGCCATACTCGCCCGCGATAAATTCTTTAGCGCCTGCGCTGTCTTTGTTAGTTACGTCGATCATATCTTTTGAAATGTCGATTGAATGAGATGTCGCGTTTGCGATTTTGGTCAAGGTTCCGCTCACATCTTTATAGATGCTTATCAGCGTGCCGTTTACTGGTCCAGAGATTGCCATGGTTATTTGTATATTAGATTATTTTTCTTTGCTAAATCGGCAATGATTTGATCAACGCCTTTCATTATGTTTTCCTCTACGCTTGTGGCGTTTGAATCGACGGCCCGCTGCATAAAACGCACGGGGGCAATGGCGCCTGTATAGCGGCCTGTGCTCGATTGGATTCGCTCAACTGTGCCGTATTCATACATCACGCCAAGATAGTTATTGTGGTACTCCTTGCGCAAGCCAATCAAAGCCTTATCATAGTTCTGATTATCCTTGCTATTAATAAAACCGATTGAGTCCCGCAAATCGCCTGTATCAACTGGCACCAAACTTTTGGCGGTTGCAATAATTGGCGAAGCGCTTTTCTTTAAAACTTGCTGGAGTTTACGACTTTTCACACTGACCCCCATAGCCTTTAGGGCTTCCAAGGTTTCAGCGAGTCCGTCGATTTTCTCCATTATTGCGTTAATTCGGTTTGTAGTTTCAAATATAGATTGCGCTGAAGGTTTGCAATGTTAACAATGTTGTGCGCTCCGTTGTCATCAACCACCCTGTGCTTAACGCTTACGGCCGAATTGAAACGGATTGTATACATGACAATTTGCTTATGCTCGCGCCTGTCTGCGTTTACATTCTCCGCGCCACTTTCCTGCTCAACACGCTGCGCCCAGGCGGTTGCATATTCCGTCCACGTTTGCAGCTTCTCGCCTGTGTTGCTATCTATGGTTTCGGTATAACTTTGCAGGCTTACCAAAACATCCATTAACCCCGCATTCATCAGATCATGATTTGGATTTTGTACGGATCGAGTAGGTAGTGAAAGCCGAAATTCATTTCGCTGTTAATACTGCCCGCAATGATGGCCTGCCTGTTATCGTAGTACTGAGCAACCAACAAAAGCGCCGCGTGTTTAATCGTGGCGGGTAGAATTGTATCAGGATCTACAGATGAAGTGCCGACAGGATTAAAACCCTCAGAGATTTCAACAATGTACTTAATCACATCGTCTGTTATTGAGGATGGCGTGTTTTCAAAAAAGATATTTCGAGAATACCCGCCCATCGGATCAGGCGCAACCAACCAATCGCCAGAATCAAAAGCAACAACTGCCTGCGAGTCGTTCACATAACTCACGGAGTTAATAGCCAAACAGCGCGTGTTTAAGCGCAGATAATTGCCCGAAGGTATATTGAGTCCATTCACGGGATTCACGAGCGCAGGCTGGCCCGTAAATGAGTCGAAGCCATACTTTGCCGTCCCTTTGCGAATTGAGTAACCCAAATAATTACTGCAGGCATCAATTGCCATAGAGATAAGCCCCGAAATGTAAGTATCATCTGAGGAACTTGTAACCCTTAAATGGGTTTTTGCATCTGCCAAACTGAGGTAATCAGTGGCGGCATTTGCGAAGGCGGTATATCTACGGCTAACAAACATTTTATTCTGCGTCTAGTTCAGTTTCTGGATTCACTGGCTTTGCCTTTTTGCTAGGCTTGGCTGGCGTCAATACTGCAATCTCTTCAGCAACGCCCGCCTCAATTAAGAGCATGGCCTGCTTGGTTTCCATTATTACTTCTTCACCTACGTTGTAACTTAAATTAAATTGCCCTGTAGGGTTTGCTGTAAATCTCACTTTCATATTGGCCCAGGGGCGATGCAGTCAAGATCACCCCCGGCACTTGGAACTTTTACGCCCCCAAGCGGGCAGATTATTAGGCTACGATGTCCTTACAAACTGCGAAGGCAGTAGGCTGCAACAAGTTGCAATCTAAGTAAGCGTTCAAAACAACGTTAGTCAAGCCAGCAGTTGCACCAGAATAAGGGTCAACTGTCAACTCCATACCACCCCAAGAAGCGATAGCCATTTTGCTGAAATCTCCGAAGATCATTGCAGACAAAGTTGAGCTAGTACCCTTAGACAAGTTTGAAGGAACCAAAGTTGAAGTGGCTACGTTGTAACCGTTCAATTCAGCACCACCTGCAGGCCAGATGAAGTTACCTTCAACACCTGAAGCTTGG